TGATATATGGGAAAACGGGGCGCAGGAGCATTTTCCGGTTTACTGGAAGACTGCTGGCAAATTTGAGATTCTACCGATTGCCAAGGTAATACTTGGTGATTGTAGGACTTTTACTTTTGCTGATGCGCCATTTCGTCATATGGATGCCCGGCTTTGCCAGGATTTTAATGATGTAATGAATACTGGCTGTATTCCATGGTGTGGTGTGGGGATGTCAAGGTCCGGGGGCGGTTTCGATCTCCTCGGGAAGTGGCTTGATTTCCATCCACACAAAACTATGGCCGATGCCAGACAATGGGATGCGAGTATGATAGCCATAGCTTTTGCTGTGATACTAAATATTCGCTGGATATGTTTGATGCCCAGGTATAGAACTAAAGCTAACTGGGATCGATTGGTTTATATTTATCACCAAAAAGTCCATACACTGATTTTCTTGCCTACGGGCCAGTTGATTTCAAAGTGTGTGGGTAATGATAGTGGCCAGGGGGCCACGTCTAATGATAATACTATTTGGCACATTTTTACACTTATTCATCTAGGTGTGAAATGGTGCGATGGAATTGAGACCCAAGTGACATTGGAGAACATTATGAATAACTTTCGTTTTTGTACATATGGTGATGACATGATAGGTAGCCACTCTGAAAGTGTCCAGCAATGGATGCTTAAGTGTGGTGGACCGACCTGTGTCTTCACTGATGCGTACTTGGACTTTGGTATTTCGACCCATGCAGATGAGTTTGTATGTTCCACCTCTCTCGAGGGACTCAAGTTTATTGGTGGGTACTTTCGTAGTACCCAATACGGATGGGGTCATGGTTTTGATGTCGATCGTGCGATGTTTGCGATGTCATACTGTGACCAGGAATTGGAACCACAAGTTAGGTGGTGTAAGTGGCAGAGTCTTCTAGCCCTTCTTGCGTTCGAACCAGAACGTGAAAGGGTTAGGCGCCGTATGCAGTCTTACTTAAAACTACAACTGGGTAAGTCGGAGGGGTTCGATCCATGGATCCCCTCAGATTTCGAACTATATTCATTTTGGTTCGGAT